GCTTATAGTTCTTCATCAAACGTCTTGCATTTCTACGAACGTGCTGAAGTCCTTTCCATTCTAACCAGTCTAGATTCCAAGCTGTCCAGTCATTATCTTTATTTTTTCTTGGGATAAACTGAATAGGCTGGTTTAGAGTACCCATTTTATTGTACTCTACTTTGGCACCAGCCTTTAACTGCATTGCATTATATATCTGCATACTATCTTAAATTTCTAAATGGTTGTTTAGGAAGTCTCATTCCATCAAAGCCAGAGCCAGTTCCACCTATGTGACGGAACGGACTTCTATTTAATTTACTGAAATTATTGTTATTATCCAATTTTTTAGCATTGGATTCCTCATAACGTTTCTTATAACCTCTATTAGCCTGTTGCACTTTAGCAAATGCTACTAGTGCTGCAAAGCTAACTAATCTATCCACGTTTACTCCTTCCCTGTATGCTACCATCTCTTTTATTAGCATAGGATCAGGTATACGTTCTATTCCAAATACTGTTTTAAATATCTTTCCATTCTCATCTGTCTCACTATACAATTCCTCTTTTACAAATTCAATGGCATAGCTTAACATATGACTTTTAAATAGGGTACCTGTATTTCTCCAGCCGTATTCCTGATATACACTAGCATTTGCCCCTATGTCTTTAAGGAATAGTATCTGAGACCTAGGTACTAAATAACGCTGCTTCTTTCTATTAATCATATGGTTAATAAACTGGCTAATGTTATTCTCGACAATAGTCCAGGCATTGTACCATTCAATGATCATCTCTAGTCTTTCATGCGTCTTATTAATATCATCAAATCTACCACACCATGCAGCTACTAGTTTGTCCTGTTCTATATAGGTTTCAACACCATCGGGTTTATTTTTGGTAACCTCAACAGCTGTCTTATATACATATATAGAACATAGGGATTCTGACGTAGTTGTCTTACCTTCTCCTACAGGGTCAATAGAAGCATAATACATTCCGAATTCAGGATCCTTGACAGGACGTTCCCATGTTACTATCACGCCTGTCTTATCCTCTGTATCTTTCGTAATTGGAAATTCCCGAATTGGTAACTTATTACTTTCTGATGCTACTATCTCTCCCTTCTCATTTCTATGTAGGTCTAGATGTTCATATGCATACATCTTATCTTCTATCCTACGCATTTGTGACGTTAGTAGGTGACTGGGGAATACAGAAACACTTCTAAAGTCAAATGCTTCTTTAATATTTCTGGGGTGCTGTGATACACGTAACTGATAGTCTTGAGGATCCAGGTCTTTTTTCCAGTCGGCAAATTGCTCATCTAATGCTTTTAATGCTTCTTCTACCTGTGAATTACCATACTTGTCTATATAGGGGGGCATAGACCATTGTTCTGGTATAAACAATCCAGACCTGCCTATAGTACCTAAGTCATCTATAAGATTAGTCTCTACACTATAGATATCATTAGCATCCGGTCTAGTAATCATCTTTTTCAATGGTTCACATTGACTAAGGTCACCGACAGAACCAGCAGCTATAAACATACCTGTAGTTACCATACCTGATTTCATAGCAGGACGGATATATTCAAATGTGGTATCCATCTTAGGTGCAATACCTGCTTCCTCATGAAAGAAGTACTTACATGGACCACCGACACCATTTGTAGGATCCTTTTCAAAAGACATTCCTTGTATAACACCTTTTAATCCTACTTCTGACTTACGTTTCTGGGTACCAACATATGTTTGTATCTCAATCTTCTGTTGCCAAAACATAACCTTATTAGGGTTCATAGGTCTATACCATGCCGTATGTTTATTTAGGAAGGCCTCGTATTCATTAAGAAACTTCCAGGTACCCTTTTCATTGATGTAATCTTTAAGACTAGCTCCCATCTTTAGGGTAACCCCTTCTTCAAACCATATCTGGTTTATGAACTTAGCAGAATGGAAATAGGAACTAGCAATCTGACGTTTCTTTAATATTGCAGAATGTCTATAGTTCAACTCAGCAAGAAATTCATATAGTGCCATGTGATACTGTGCATCACGAATATCAGCAAAACCAAACTTCTGTATCTCCTTATTAAAGATAGGAAGAAAGTTTAACCACATGTAGTAATCTCTGGTAAGGTACCAAAATTTGGTACCACTCTTAATAATTGCCCCTTTTCTACACTTCTCCTTTTCTGCATCCCAGAATGTTCTAAAATCTTTAGTCCCCTCTGGAAAATTACAATAGAAGCCTTGAGTATTAAATAGTCTTGCTAATGCATTAAATTCTAAGCTTACATCATCAAAATCATACTTACCTGGTTCTTTAAATATAGATTCACAAAACTCTTTTAGTTCTGTGCGGCTCTCAAAATCAGTATATGTCCACTGACCATTCTCAAAAGTCGGTATATGTTGGTATATTTCAGTACTCATTCAATAACTTAAGTATCTCATTTAGAGCCTCATGCCTATGATTCTCCGTAAGAATAATCTTATTTACAAACTTTGATTTCTCTACTTTGGGGATATCATGGATTGCAGAATCACTTTTAATCTTAAGATCTATCTGTTGCATGTCTCCAGTAAAGATCATTATAGAGTTCTTACCTAATCTACCTACACACATTTGAAGCTGCGCTTTAGTTAGATTCTGAAACTCATCTACTATACATACAGCATTTTCAAATGTTCTACCCCTAAAGTGACTAAGAGATACTAGTTCTATATTACCTTCTTCCTCCATCTTGTTTAAGATATCCGGCTTATCATAGACCTTTCTCATATTAGACTTAATAGGTACCAACCAGGGTTCCATCTTTTCCTTCTCTGATCCAGGTAAAAAACCATTATCCTCGGTAGAAACAGTAGGTCTGGTTATAATAATCTTATTTACTCTTCTCTTAAAGTAAAGATCTAATGCTATCTGAACCGCAACCAAAGTCTTACCACTACCAGCATAACCTATTAAAAAGTTATAAGGAGTATTGATAATAAGTTCCTTAGCTCTCTTTTGCTCTTCTGATAGAGTAATTGAGAATTTGATATCACCCTTAGGTGGTGTCTTTTCAATATTTGTCTTCGCCATACTATAAAGATAGGGGTTATCTTATATTCTCAAAGAACTTCTTCATTAAAAATCCTAGCAAATAACTATAGGCTTCATCAGTATCTGCATTATGGGGCATGCCTATCCTATCAAAGGTAAACATTACAGCATGTGATAACTCATGAACTAATGTCGCCATATTGCCAGCGTCATTTTTATCAAATATATTTATCTTAATGCTAACTACTCCATTATCATGTCGTACTGTTCTAGCAAGGTTGGTTTTTTCCATTCCTAGAAAGGGTTCCATGTAATATTTTAACTCAGGATCATCTGCAGAATATAAAACACCAGTTTCAATAAGAGACATAACAAGATCTTCATTATCCTGATTTATACTAATCAGAAACTGGCAATTATACAGGTCTACATCAATTACAAAAAACTTGTTAGCCAAGCTGGTCGTAGGCAAGTCCTTGACCTCCTCTGACTTGACTTTTCTGCTCTTCCTGGAAGTCTTTATAGGCACCTTTATAGGATTGTCTGATCGCATCAAAGTCTTTTGCCATTGCTCTAATTTGGTTAATATTACCATCTCTTCCGTCTGTTATTTGTGTATTATTCATGTAGGCCGCAATATTGTCAAGTGCCTTACGGATTCCCTCATATGCCCTCATTGTAGGTGTTTCATACATCTTTTTACAAAAGCTAATAGCTTGAGGAATGCCATCTTCTTCTGGACTAAAGTCAGCATCAATTTCTGCTAATATAATGTCTTCTTTCTCTTCTTCAACAACATTAAAAAATGGGTTAAGGTCAGGACTAGGACACGTCATATAGAATATATACTGATATATCTTAAGGTGATTATCAGGATACATATCCATTATTTTTTTTAATGATTGCAGTGTGTAGCAGTGTTCCGAAGGAACTACTTTGCCACTCTGCATATCAAATAGTTTAATTATCATATTAATAAGTTATTCCTCGTAATTAAATTTAGTAGCATTTGAGGCAGTCCATCTATCTTGATTTTCACAAATCCATGTTTTAGTTGAAAATCTAAAATATGGTATCTTTAAATCAGTAGATGGTGTTTGGGATTGGTGTTTCCAAAGAATTCTATTATTAGGTTGTGCTGCAAACTGACCGTTATCCAGTTTAATAATACTAAATGATTTATGTTCATTTGGTGTTTCAGACCAAGAAACATCTAATTCATTTGGATCCGAAGAACAAGAATCTATAGTAAATAAGTAATAACCAGAAGCTCTAGACTTATCTTTCATTATTACCTCACATCTTGCATTTCTTAACCTCTGCTTTTTAATTGCAGTTATGTTATAGGAAAAACAATCCCATAACTGTAAAAAGTCTAACGGGTACAATTCACTTTCTTCTACATCTGTTCTCCAAACAAAAGCATGCAAGGGCAACTTATCATATAAAGCCCCATAGTCATGTATAAATGATTCAAAGTATAACGCTTGGTTAGGTATAGATTTAGCAGATATCCAATGTGCTGATTCAAATTCCCCTTTACCAAGTGGTTTTCCCGAATCATCTTTTTGAAAATCATAGAGAAATTCTTTTCTAATAAAAACTTCTACAGGTGGTATGTTAACTACTAGATAACTCATTAATTGTTATTTTTCATATGGTTAATTATAGATATTACTTCTGCTTTTAGATATGGTAAATGATACTGCACAATCTTATCCACAATTGGTTCCCCAGACTCGTCATAGTATACAACCCTATTATCATAAGCATCTCTTCCTGCTTCTTTAAATACTACGTGTTCTATGATTA